TCGCACCACTAACCCCGACAGCCCTATCAGGTTGGTAGACTTCCCCAGCAAGGAAGTTTTTAACGAGGTTTGTGGTAACAGGGTTACAGCAGCACATTTAGAGCGGGCCTATTTGCTCATGCAGGGCCGCTTGGGAGGCTCAACACTTCGGCAGCTAGCCAGCACCACCGGTATCAGTGTCGAGCGAATCAGGCAGATCGAGGCTAAATTCCTTCGGGCTCTGGCTAAGTATTACGCAAGAACAGAGCAGCCTTGAGCGATGATGTAGCTTTGAACAGACCCACACGCACATGATAGTCATTGAAGTCCTCGCCCGTTGTATCAGACAACCAATAAGGTTTATGTGTATTACGGGCGGCGGCTTCTCCAACCGCGTGTGGGTCTTTGTCTGCAACGACAAAACCCCCCTCGATGCCCAGCGCTACTTCTTGCATGTTGCTTGCGCTGAAACAGATGTAGATTTTGTACCGCACCTTCATAGCTTTCATGGCGGCGCGGATGCTAAGTCCAGTTGCAAACCCTTCGCAGAAAATGGGTACTCCACCTGCATCAATCACGAAAGCTGCCCCCTTGCTTTGCTGACCTTGAAGGAACTTTTTTCCCCCTTGTTCATCGATGAGTTGGGCGCCGACCAAGCTGTTGTTCATCCGCATGGGTATCACTAGCAATTGGCTTTCATCGGTCACCCAAATGTTACCGGCCTCTTGCGGGAACCCTTTGCGTTTCAAGTAGGGGTGGTAGCCAGTTTGGCATTGATGCAAGATCCAACCCGCCTTGCTGATGGCCTTTTGTGCTGCTGCCTGACGCAGTTGCTGGTCTTTCTTTTGGGCAATGCGTAAGCTGGTGGGTGATACCGCACCCTCGCTTTTCCACATGTCTGGGGCCGTCATGGTGGCCCAGTTTTGCACCCAGCCAATATCACCCAGCAATTTGTACCGGCCATTGCGCTTGTGCGGGTGGTCTTCAGTCGGCACCGCGACCCAGCGGTCAGGGGTCAGGCTGTTAATGATCAACCCGCGCTCTCTGGCAAAGTCTTCAAATCTCATTTGGAGGCCTTTGTACGCGCTTTTGAGCCCTCGACCACGCTATGTTTCTGGACTGAATCCAGTGGATCGTCTTGTCTGTAACGGGTGCCGGGATCTCGTGTAAATAGTTCGGCCACACGCCAAACTTCTCCTTGTATTTATGTTTTGCCCAGCCCGACTGATAGTTTTTTTGCCCAGCAAAGTGCAGCAGTTCGCTGTAAAAGCCTTGCCGATCCTCGGTGGTGGACTTCTTGCCGCTGGTCAACTCTTCCAAGACGCCGCTCACATTCTCAACCTGATTGCGCCGCGCTCTTACATGGCCGCAGGACGGGCAAGTATCCGCGCCCGTTGGCCACAGGTGCCCGCACTTAGGGCACTTCGAGGCCGTCTTCTCATCGTCCGTTAGCTCTTTCTTGGTCTTCTCTACTGTCTTATCAAGCTCTTCAACGCCATCGATGTACAGGTTATCCCAGTCATCCCGAAACCGCAGGTAGTTGCCGGAATGATCCAGCCACAGTGCAAACTCTTTGCCGTCATAGGTTCGCATGACCCGGCCCATCTGCTGCACATGGCTTGACAGTGATTTAGAAAATGGCCGTGCGCTCACCCCGATCATCACATCCGACACATCAAAGCCCCTTGTGAGAATGTCGGTGGCTATCAGGCCGTGTATCGCTGTGTCGGGCTTGGCAAAGTCTTCTATGGCCTCCCGCTTGAACTCGTCATCATCTTTGTAGCTGATCGACACGAAGTTATAGCCCCGCTCTGCAAACTGCTGGACTAGGTCGGCACCATGAGCCACACCCGCACAAAAGACAATCGTCTTGCGCGGCTTACCAAAAACCTCGTGGGTTTTCTGAATCCACTCAGACACAATGTCGCCCGTGATCTGCATGCCCCGCTTGGTAGCCATCTCCTGACTCCACTCGCCGGCCACTTTTTTGACGCCCGACATGTCGATTTCTTTGGCGATGTACACCCTGAGCGGGGTAAGCCACTTGTTATCGACCAGCCAGCCGTTGGTGGCGCCGCAGACCACATTCTGGTAGATACTGCCCAGCCCCTTGGTAAAGGGCGTAGCGGTCAATCCAATCACTTTGAGGTCGGGGTTGGCCTTGATGTACTCGGTCGTTTGCTTTCGGCTGATGTGGCACTCATCAACGATCAACAAATCCACCTTGGGAAAGTCGTCTCGAGCCTCCAGCGTCTGCGCTGAACAGACTTGCAGCTTTTGGTTGCGGTCAAACTTCCAGTGGTTGGACTGGTACACGCCGTGCTCCAGCCCGTACTTTGATAACCGCATGGAGGTTTGATCCACCAAGACCAGCCGGTCGAGCAAGATTGCCGCCTTCTTGCTCTTGTCGGCCGTGGCCTGCATCAAAGCGATAGCCACCTCAGTTTTCCCGAATCCGGTGGGGGCGTACAGCAATTGCGACCTGTATCCCTGCTTAAAACCTTCTCGCAATGCATCAATCACAGCGGATTGATGATCTCTCAAATTCAATTGCATCAAGATCTCCTGAACTACCGGAATCCCTCCGGCGTAGGGTTGGGTTTATTGACCCAGTTTTTTTAACTTGGCTTGCAAGCTTTTGACTGTCCGCATCATCTCGGCATTGCGGTTCTGAAACATATCACGGCTCTCGCGCAATGTCTTGACCTCAATCTCCAGCACTCGGATCTCCTCCCGAAGGGCCGCAATTGTCTCTTGAGCATCCTCTTTTTCTATGTCGGTGGCATCCCACGCACCAACGGCGATAGCGTCTTTAAGCTTCTGATTCTCTACGGCCAAATGATTGATCGTGTCGGCCAACTCCGCAGCTTTATCGTCTTGCTCTGGCTCAGGGGGTGGCGCGGCTGCCGGTTTGGCTTTGCGGCCAATGTTTGTCGTCTTCATGGTTTGCTTTTGCCCATGCTTGTTGACATACTTCTTTTCTGTTGACTCTTCCGGCTCGGACATGGCTGCCTTTACCCTGCCCACAGTCATCTTGGAAGTGCCCACATGCTTGGCGATGGCCGCATTACTCCAGCCGCCCCAGACTGGATGCTCGAGCATCCGAACAATGCAGTGCCGAATGTCTATAGCCGACATGTGCAGCCCGTGCCCTTTGTTCGCAGAGAATGCAAACAACTGGGCCTCTTCCAGAGTACCGTTGTGGATGGTGACTGCAATCGAGGTTTTCTTGTTGGCTTTGGTGGCAAAGTACCTGTGAAAGCCGTCCGCTAACCAGTAGTCGCTGCCGTCAAAGAAGGCCTCCACAGGGCGGAACTCTTCGCCGTCCTCCATCAAGGCGGCGTATTCCTGAACCTTTTCCTGCGACAAGGCCAAGCGGGCTTGCGTCTCTCCATCGAGGCGTAACACCGCTAAATTTAAAGTTTTGATCATCTGTTTGACTCCGTTGTTAAAAAAACCCAATATAACACATGACTTCCTGAGAATGCAACAGTTACATTGGCATCTTGAGGTTCCCCAAGGGGTGGATCACCACCCACGACCCAGACTAGGCAAAAGGCCCAGCCCCAGTCCCCCTGAGGCAACGATTCATTCATCGGTAGGCTTGGCACTCCACCCTTGTCCTACCGACTACACCAGTCCCTCGTTGACAGGCTGGTACAGCAAACCGGGGTGTCGAGTTTGCCGTGTCTTTTCTCCCGAGCCACCGATTCAAGTGCGCTGCTGCGTGCGGGGTACGGTTACTGAGGAAGAAACGAAAAAGCCGCTTACAACTGCGCTTGGTAGGAACCTTGCCTAATGACTCTTCAACTGGTCATTAGGCAAGGCAAAACGCATGTGTAAACGGCCTCTACTCGTCGCTTCCTACGGCAACATAGCAATTATAAACACAGCTAGTCTGTAGCTGTCAAGTGTTTTGTAAAAAAAATTGTGGCGGTCACTGTAACAGCTGTTACTCTCCGCAAAAGCAGGAGATGGCTTCTTCATTGGGGTCGAACATGTTGCGCTGTTCTTTGCTGTACTGGAGCATTGCGGCGTAGCTTGGACGGTCTTTGCGGAATAAAGAATTTGGCCCGTAGCCTGTGGCAGAAGCAACTGAGGCTTCCATCTTTGCCCACCAAATGGCACGCTCTGGCTTTTCAATAATCAATGATTGAATTTGTGACGCACTTTTTAGGAAACACAAATCACAGTTCCCGTGCATAGTCACGCCGTTGTGATTTGGCAACCTTAAATCAAACGACTGGTTTCGCCAAAAATCACCAATTATCTCTTTGGTGACATTGGCGTCCGCCAACGGCATAAGCCGCTCTACGCTTTTGACCGCACCGCCATCCTCGCCGGGATTTGCCCGAATCTTCGCCACTCTACGCTGCTCGTCAGCACGAATGCCAACCATGTTGTCCCACTCTGTCCACCCAATAGACCTTAAATAAGCAATAAACGGTTTAATCTTTAGCCGCGCTGTGCATATCCGCATTACTGGATTTGGAAGAAATGGCTTTCCATTCTGTTGAATCATTTCTGCAAAAGGTTCACCATCTCGGGACGCTGATTCGTAATTAACAACCTTGAATCGATCCTTTGTTTCTTCTTCATACTTGTATTCAATCCAAGTAATGGGAACATTCCAGTTTGCCGCGCAATCATTGACAAAATCCAATGTTTCATCGCACTCTTTTCCGGTATTGGCAAACAGCACCACCGTCTCATCCGGCAGCTTGCCACCGTTGCTTTGCAGCACCCGCCACAGCATGTAAGCGCTTGTCCTGCCGCCTGAAAAGCTAATGCAAGTAGGGCTATCAATCTTGAATGGGTCTTTCATAATAATTCTATGCTTCAATCGTTTCGGTTTTGGTTTGTATTATTCTGTAGCTTGTTTGACCGGGTTGCAGGAATTTGCTTTTTTCTGGCGTGTAGTAGCCTTTTGTTTTTACGTGCTCAATTACCTCGCTTGGTATTGGGATGCAAGTATTTGAGGTAAGGCAAGTATTTGAGGCAAGCCAGTGTCGGGTGTAAACGTCAATATCCAGTTGGTAGCCGGGGAGATACCGTTTACCGTGTATTCGACGTTGCGCTGTTTTAGGCATAGCCTCCAAGTCTTCACGTGCACGCCAGTAGTGTGCTTCAATTATTGCCAACATACCCCACGCCTTCTCGGATATTTCGGTTTCCTTGCTGTTGATAGCTTTCCAAGCTTTGGTTTTTAAGGCTTCACGTTCTGCGTATTGCATCATGTTGTTCCAATCTTTAAAATGTTGTTCTCAAAAAGCCAGCCAATGGTCTTGCGGTGAGCCTCATCCCACTGCTCTTGTCGCTCTTGTTTAGACATGGACATGCCTTGGTCAAGCTCCATGTGGCACTTGTAGCACATGGCCGCTATGCGGTAGTCGTGGGCCTTGAGGCCGCGACCCTTGCCATCCCGTAGCTGGTTGCTGTGGGCGGCCACCACGGTGCCATCCTCAACCCCGCAGTTCATGCAGGGGGCAGAGCGGACAATCTCAAGGAGCTTTTGGTTCCTGTACATGGGTTATTTATATCTGCCACGGTTGGGAGTTTTCATCGTACCCCAATCCGTTGCGCTGTTTCTTTCGGATATGTTTTTGCTTAGAAGTTCCATTTTCTTTTTATTTTTATACGTTTTGTTGATTTCGTTTTGTAGCTCGTTGTTGTTTATCCTGTCTTTTTCCGTGTCGTACTTGGAGTCTTTGAGTTTTTTTAGAAGAGCAACATCTTTTTCAGGGGGCTGATCCCACAGTCTGGCGCTTATCTTAGATAGATGTTCTGCCACAAAAACACGAACACCTAGCTTCCAAGGAAAACCGGCTCTTGGGATTCTTAACAGCTTTGGCTCAACATCTTGCATTTGAATGTTGGTAATGCTTTTAAACATAATCATGGCATCGAGGACGGAGCCATATTGCCTCCATGTGCGGATAAGGCAGGCGTCCCAGTATTCTTGGGGTGTACTCATTTGATCTCCTTAGTTTGCACTGGGCGTCCGCGCTTCTTTGCTATGGAGACTTTTTCCTCGGTAGCAAATGTGTGATTGTTGGCACATCGCCTTCTGCGCTCCACAAAGTCACCCAAGTTCTTTGTTTGTTCGACTGATGTCCATGCGGCGCAGGTTGGGCATTTCATGTGTTGTGCTCCCGAAGCTTGGCGCAAATTAAATGGGCAAACTGCTTCAGACAAATCGCATCACCTTGCATACCCTCACCCAAGGGTAGGTCGTAGAATTTTTTATCCACGGTGTCGTACACACGCTTGACCCAAGTCACGATCCCAGCGTCAACGGCAAACTGCTCGATCTCCTCGTCCGTGAGGCCCACCCAAGTCGGTGATGTCTCTCCATCAGTCACGCCATTGCCGTCAGCGTTTGACGCACTTACCGAGTCACGGGGCAATCCGTAAAAATCCCCATCGTCGGCTGCAAGCTGTATTGTCATGCTTTCTTATCCTTGTTTATGTACACAGAAGGGTCACGCCAGATGTCAGGTGTCGCCCATGCAAATAGGGCCATCCACATAGTTGAAGAGTTGTTCCCAATGCGTTCGTAGTAGAGCTTGGCAAGTTCAAGCTGGTTCTCGCGCTCTTGCAGCCACCACTCACGTGCGGTAGTTGGCCTCATGTGTTCTCCTTAATCATTTTCAAAACATCCTCGTGCGTGAGGCCAATCGCTTCCAAGTCAGCGGGGCTGTACATAACTTTGGTTGGTTTAAACGCCATTGGTTTACCCATTTCTTCCATGTGTTTCTGAATCGCCGTGATGCAGTCTTTTAAGTTGGCTTCTGTCAGGTCAGTCATGCGTCTTTCCCTCTCCAAATACTAACCGCACGTTTAAGCGCGTACCACAGACTTTTCTGCATTAGCTGACGCTTTAAACGCTCGTTCTCCAGCAGCAACTCACTGTTGTGCGTGGACATCAACATCCATGCTTTTTGTAAACCTTCAGGGGTCTGTGGCGTCATGTGTTCTTCTCCTTGAGTCGTTGTTCAATGGCTCGGGCATCGTTGAGTATTTGGTAGGGGTTGACATCCGCGTTTGATGTTCCAATGCGACTAACTGTGCTCCAAATCTCCTCATCCGTCAGCCCTACCCACTCACGCTTGTAGATTTCAGCCTCGGGTATTTCCTGCGTGATGATGTTCGTTCCATCAAACCATGTCTTGGTCATGTCTGTACTCATGTGTTCAACTCCCTCAACATGGCTTGCACCGCCTTTGCAAACACTACTTGTCCCCAAGGCATCGGCGCACCTCGGTGTTCCGCTACCACCTCGTAGTAGATGGCTTCTAGTTGTGAATCACTCAGGTTTACCCACGGGCGCTTATAGACCTGTGTGTCATCGTCTTCTTCTTCTAACCTTTTATTTACCTGATAAAAGAATCCAGTGGGCGCATTAATTTCTCGCCGTTCAGCACTGCCATTGCCTGTCCAACTCACCAACTGCACTGGCTGTGCCAAGGCTTCTTTGATGGCGGTGATGGCTTTAATGGCTTTTTTAATGTCTGGGATGAAGATCAGTTCATTT